AAGACCGACACATTACTTATGTTCTCAACATTTTCCAAACTATTAAAAGATAATCAAAAACAAAGTATTTATCAATATGGCTGAAAAATTAGTTCCAATTACAAGATTAGGTAAATTCTTTGGTGGTGAAGATTTCGATTTAGATATTTCTATGGGTCGTGAATGGCTTGGGGGTGATATGAATTTTACTATTGTATTATATAAAGTTGATAGAACCAAAACAGTTCAAGACTCTGTTTATGGTGAAGTATTACAAGACGGAATACAATTCTTACCACCAATTTCAATTAACGCTTATGTTAGAATTGAAGAAGCAACGGAACAATTTTTAGGTAGTAGTAAAATTATTCAGAACGAGCCAGGTCTATTGAAATTTGGTGTTTATAAAAAAGAACTTGCTGATTTACAGGTTGAAATTGAATTGGGTGATTACATTGGATATTGGATTACTGAAACAGAGGCGAGATACTATTCAGTTATTGACGCAGGTATTCCTGACTACGACAATAAACACACATACGGTGGGTATAAAGGTTTTTATTATTCTTATACTGCAACACCTGTTAGCGAAAACGAATTTAGAGGAATATAATGAAACTTCTTATAACCGAATCACAATTCGATAACATATTTTTGGGTAAAAAAGTAATGGTTTATTACAATTTACACAAACATACCTTTTCTGTAACGTATGACAGTAAAGTTATTATGCACGCAGATTATGTTAAATTGGGTGATGTTGAGTTTAGAGTTAGAAAAGGTGGTAAAGAAAAAGTTCGTTCAGAAAAGTCAAAAAATGTTCACGCATTTGTTATTGGAACATTGTTGGAATATTGTGAATACCCTTGTGATTACATTCCAAACCCCCCGTCAGACAAAATTATAACGTATAATCCATATAAGTACGATTCGTTTGTTTACAAAAATAGTGAAGAGCCTGTTTATCGTGCAAAAGAAGTTGACATGATAAATTCACAAAATAAACTATTTGTAGTTAAAGAGTAATGGGATATCCTAAAAAAGTTATACCGACAATCAACCTTAAACCCGAGAAGATACTTCTTCAAAGAAGAGAAGAATTACTTAGTTATATAACTGAGGACGGAACTTATTTGCCAAAACAGTTATTACACCCTGAATTAGATAGGGGGTTTTTGGATTTTGTAAAAGATGACTTAAAAACGGTTGTATCAGGTCAAATCATTCCAATGGTTGACTTAATTATTACAACTCAGAACTGGGCTCAGTTTACAGAAACTTGGGATGTCCAAGATTTGAACGGAAACCCAACATTACCATTTATTACGGTTGTCCGTCAACCTGAAGTAAAGTACGGTAGTAATCCGGCACTTCTTTGGAATATTCCAAACAGAAAAGAATTCTATTACGCCGCTGTTCCAACTTGGAACGGAAACATTAAAGGTATGGATATCTATAAGATTCCACAACCTGTACCTGTTGATATTACTTACAATGTTAAAATTGTTTGTAATAGAATGAGAGAGTTGAATGAGTTTAACAAAAACGTGGTTCAAACTTTCGCATCTCGTCAAGCATATACTAAGATTGAAGGACATTACATTCCAATCATAATGAATAACATTTCTGACGAGTCGGTTGTTGAAATACAAAGAAGAAGATTCTACATTCAGAATTACGAATTCACTATGTTAGGGTTTTTATTAGACCCTGATGAATTTGAAGTGGCACCTGCGGTATCAAGAGTATTCAATAGTTTTGAAGTTGTTGGAAATGTTCCCCCACCAAAAAGAAGAAGATTTCCTCAAAACCCATCATCGTTTGAGTATTCATTAAACTTTGGTACATCAGAAACAACCAAAGACATCCTTGCTGATTATACAGGAAATTTTTCATTAATTGGAAATGAAAACATTATTAATGAAAATGGTTATGAAGTTTATATTAAACCTCAAGGAGCTTCCGACTTTGACTTTTATGGAACTGATGTTACATTAATTCAAGTTAATACAAACGACACACTTCGTTTTGTAATCACAAAAACAAATGCGGGACAAGTAGCATCACTACAATATCAGATTGTTTTGGAACCACCAGCGATTCCATACGTTTAATCTTCCCCGTAGATATCTTTTTTTTCAGAACACTTTTCCTTAATTAAGTTCTCTAAGAACTTATACATTTTGATACCTCGTTTATCACAGTATTTTTTCAAAATTGTGTGTGAATCCACTGATATCTTAAGGTTTTTGATTTTCTTTTCCATAGGCAGAATAAAGGCAGAAAATAATCTGCCCATTTTATAAATAGATATTGGAAAGTAAAGTTTTTCTAAAAATACTGAATATTTATGTTATAAATAAAACATGAACAATATCAAACAAAATGGCAGTATCAAATAAAATTTTCGTTTCTCCAGGTGTTTATACATCAGAATTCGATTTAAGTTTTGTAGCTCAAAGTGTGGGTGTTACTACTTTGGGGGTTGTAGGTGAGACATTAACAGGTCCAGCTTTTGAACCTATTTTTATCACAAACTACAGTGACTTTGAAGCTTATTTCGGAGGTACCATCCCTGAAAAATTTGTGAACACACAAATTCCAAAGTACGAATTAGCGTACATTGCTAAAGCTTATCTACAACAATCTAACCAATTGTTTGTTACCAGAGTATTGGGTTTATCGGGTTACGATGCGGGTCCATCTTGGTCAATTACAACAATTGCGAATGTTGACCCAACTACAATAGGTTTCAGTGGTTCACCACAAGCTTATACAGTAAATTTTTCGGGTAATACTGGCGGAACTGTAAATTTATTAACTTCATTCCCATCAGTTATTCAAAATAATTTGAATACACCCTACACACAATTTGACGGAAATACAAGTACTTTATTAACCGAGATTGATACTCAATTAAGTGGTATTATTGCAAGTTCGGCAACATCCGCAACTACAATATACTATTATGGTACAGTATCTTCAGCTATCACACCAAGTGTTTCTGCATATACTGCGTCGACCAACGTATATCAAGTTTCAGGTGTAACAACCTCTGATGCCGATTATACAGCATCAACTAATGACTCTTGGTATTACGCTAACTTTAATATCTCATCAGGAGATAATTACACAGGTTATTCTTGGTTCTCAGTTGTAACATCATTGACTAACTTAGGTTCAGGAAATTTCTCAGGAACCGTTTCGGGTTCTGTTTATTACTACTCAGGTACTGCGTATAGTGAATATAATAATATGGTTGCAGCAACTCTACGTTCAAGAGGTCTTGCAACATATCAAGGTACCAACACAGGTCCTGATTATACAGTTTCAGGTTTAACTGATGTTATTATTAATGATTCAGGAACTTATTCCGCAATTACACAAAACCCATTTGCAACATTTGCTATTTCGGGTCAAACTGCGGATGGTACCGACTTCAGTTTTGTAACATCATTGAATACTTCAGACACAAATTATATTACTAAAGTATTTGGTCAAACAAACTTCGGTAAAATAAGAACTGAGGTTCCTTTGTTTGTTGAAGAAAAATTCTCAAACTTATTAAACTACTCATATAATAAAGGTTATATCAGAGGTCTTAACTCTGATTTTATCGCATTACCTGGTTTAAGATACTCTTCAACAACAGACACTATCGCAGATTATTTGGTTCCTTATAAATCAGCTGAATCACCTTGGGTTGTATCACAACTTCGTGGTAACACAGTTCAAAGATTGTTCAAAATAATCACAGTTTGTGATGGTGACTCGGCAAACCTACAAATTAAAATTTCAATTCAAAACATTTCATATACTAATGGTTCATTTGATTTAGCGGTTCGTTCGTTCTACGATACTGACTCAAATCCTGTAGTTATTGAAAAATTCACTAATTGTAGTTTAGACCCAGCGTCTAACAGTTATGTGGCTGTAAAAATTGGTACATCTGATGGTGAGTACGCATTGAATTCAAAATACATCATGTTGGAAATGAATGTGGATGCTAACCCCGATTCGTTACCTTGTGGTTTTGAAGGTTATGAAATTAGAGAATATGCTAACGCAACTCCTCCATTCCCTGTATATAAAACATCATACAATTACCCAAGTGAAATTATTTATAACCCACCATTTGGTACAACTGCTGGTGACAATACAGTTCAAAGTGCTGGTGATAGAGTAAGAACATCTTACTTAGGTATTTCATCACAAATTGGTTATGACCCTGACTTCTTTATGTTCAAAGGTGTTCAAAAACCAAATAACTTGTGTGAGGTTGACCCAGCAGAACCATGGAATTACCAAACAAAAGGTTTCCACATGGATTCAGGAGCAACTGTAGTAACAATTGCTGTCGGTCCAACATCAGGAACACCAGCGTTTGATTGTGGTGACGCATCATTCCAAAGTGACCCTGAAACACCTGCTAATCCATACTACCAAATCCAAGCAAGAAAATTTACTTTCTTGGTACAAAAAGGATTTGACGGTTGGGATATCTACACTGAAAAGAGAACAAATGGTGATAGATTCCAATTAGGTGGTGCGGGATATCAAAAAGGAGCTTGTTCAAGTGCAAGATATCCAAACGCAACGGGTTGGGGAGCTTTCAAACCAATCGCTATTGATAACTTCACTGACTACGCAAACACTGATTACTATGCTTACTTGTTAGGTATTAATACATTTGCAAACCCTGAAGCTACTACGATTAACGTATTCGCTACACCGGGTATTGATTACACTAACAACTCAAATTTGGTTGAGGATGCTATTTCAATGATTACATTTGACAGAGCGGATTCAATCTATATTTGTACAACACCAGATTGTAACTTAAATATACCTGTACAAACGGGTAACTTTATTTACCCAACAGAAGCGGTTGACAACTTGGTAAATACAGGTATTGATTCTAACTACACAGCAACTTACTATCCATGGATTTTGGTTAGAGACACTGTAAACAATACACAAATTTACTTACCACCAACAGGTGAAGTTTGTAGAAACTTAGCATTGACTGACAACATCTCATTCCCATGGTTCGCAACTGCGGGTTACACAAGAGGTTTAGTTAATTCAATCAAAGCTCGTAAGAAACTTACACAACAAGACAGAGATACATTGTATCAAGGTAGAATTAACCCTATCGCAACTTTCTCTGATGTTGGAACTGTAATTTGGGGTAACAAAACACTTCAAATCGCTGATTCAGCTTTGAACAGAATCAACGTAAGAAGATTGTTGTTACAAGCTCGTAAGTTAATTTCAGCGGTTTCTGTAAGATTGTTGTTTGAACAAAACGACGCTAAAGTAAGACAAGACTTTTTGGATTCAGTAAACCCTATCTTGGATGCTATCAGAAGAGACAGAGGTTTGTACGACTTCCGTGTTACAGTAAGTAACTCACCAGAAGACTTAGACAGAAACACAATGACAGGTAAAATTTACTTGAAACCAACAAAAGCGTTGGAATTCATTGAAATTGATTTCTTGATTACTCCAACAGGAGCATCATTTGAAAACATTTAATAAAAACAAAGTGGGGGGTAACACTCCCACTTTTTAGCCGATACACAATAGATGAAATTAAAAAAAATTGTAAAAGAAGGTTTTGATGATGCAGGTACACCAGACTTAAAGTATTATGCGTTTGATTGGGACGATAATTTAATGTATATGCCAACAAAAATTATTTTACAAGATGAGAATGGTAATGAAGTTGGTATGTCTACTGAAGACTTTGCGGAACACAGACACCAAATAGGGAAAGAAGAGTTTGATTATAATGGACATAAAATTGTTGGATATGCCGACCAACCCTACAGAAATTTTAGAGAAGGTGGTGACAAACAATTTAAGATTGATGCCATGAAAGCTAAAATTGGTCCCGCTTGGTCAGATTTTGTGGAAGCAATAAATAACGGGTCAATATTTTCAATAATCACCGCACGTGGACACAACCCTGAAACATTAAAAGATGCCGTTTACAATCTAATTGTGTCGGACCATCAAGGTATAAATAAAGATTTATTATTAAAGAATCTTAGAAAATACAGGGACATTTCAAATATGGAAGACAAGTCAGATATGGAATTAATTAAAGACTATCTCGACATGAACAAATTTTACCCGGTTAGTTTTCTTGACCCAACAGGTGCCGGAAATCCTGAACAATTAAAAGTGGACGCAATGAGGGAATTTATTTCTTATGTGAAATCTCAAGCAAAACAATTAGGTAAAAAATTATATCTTAAAAATGATATAAAAAATAATTTTGTTCCTAGTATTGGTTTTTCTGATGATGATATTAAAAATGTAGAAGTAATGAAGAAGAGTTTTGAAGATGAACCAATATTAAAGAATTATTATACTGGTAAAGGAGCTAAAACTAGATACTAAATGGAGTATAATTTTGAAAAAAACAAAGTAAAGACAAAAATTTTCCAGTAGTATGTATTTATATATAAATAAACTAAAACAAAAGTAAAAAACAAAATATACCATGGCTGATTTATTAATGAAAATGCCGGTTCCTTACGAACCAAAAAGAGCGAACCGATTTATATTGAGATTCGACACAACTTTAGGGATTAATGAATGGTTCGTAGAATCATCAGGAAGACCATCAATAGATATTAACTCTACAGAAATACAATTTTTGAACACTTCTACATTCGTAGCAGGTCGTTTCAAATGGAACCCAATTTCTGTTAAATTCCGTGACCCAATTGGTCCATCAGCAACTCAGGCTCTTATGGAGTGGGTTCGTTTACACGCAGAATCTGTTACAGGTCGTATGGGTTATGCTGCAGGTTACAAGAAAAATGTTGACCTTGAAATGTTAGACCCAACTGGTGTTGTCGTAGAAAAATGGATTTTGGACGGATGTATGATTACAAAGGCTGCTTGGGATAACGTGGCTTATAGTGATGACAAATTAGCAGGATTAGACGTTACATTACAAATGGACCGTTGTATCTTGGTTTACTAATATAGTATTTACTTTTATTATTGATTAATAATTAATCTAAGGTATATTTAACACAGGGACTAATTCCCTGTGTTTTTTTTATGGATGAAAATTTAGCAAAATATGGTCAACAAGAATTTAACTTACCACATGACGTGGTAAAACTTCCTACAGAAGGTAAATTCTACAAATCAAAAAAGAAGTCGGTTAAAGTAGGTTACTTAACAGCCGCTGATGAAAATATAATCATGGCTTCAAATGGTGATGATTTGGTAATTAGTTTACTTCGTAGTAAAATTTATGAACCAGATTTAAGACCTGAAGATATGTTGAATGGTGACATTGAAGCGTTATTAATCTTTTTAAGAAATACATCTTTTGGTCCTGAATATAAAATTTCGGTTTTAGACCCCCAAACTAATAAAAGATTTTCAACTGAAGTAATGTTGGATGCTTTAGATTTCAAAAAGACATCAACATTACCAAATGAAGACGGAACATTTGACGTTACACTTCCAAAATCAGGTGTTAATGTTAAGTTAAGACCATTGACATGGAGAGAAAATCAAGATATTAATAAAATGGCTGAGGGTTATCCTGTTGGTAGAGTGGCCCCTAAAGTTACTTGGAGATTACAAAAACAAATTGTTTCTGTTGGTGGTGATTCTGAACCAGGTACTATTAAAAAGTTTGTTGAGGGATTACCAATTATGGATTCCAAATTTATTAGAAATTTTATTAATGATAATGAACCTCAATTAGATTTGAGAAAAGCAGTTATTACCCCGTCAGGAGAAAAGGTAGATGTTGACATCGCCTTCGGGGTGGAGTTTTTTCGGGTTTTCTTCTGATTATAAGAAATACCAGTTAGATGAATTCTATTTACTCAACAAGAATCTAAATATTTCTTGGACTGAGTATCATGCAATACCCACGTTTGCTCGTAGGTATTTAGTTGACAAAATTGTTGAAAGTTTTTCAAAAACATAATCTATTCTATTTATTAGAATAATTTATTATGCAAGCAACGCCACCACCAAGTTCAAACGCACCGGATACGTCAGGAGTAGAAAATCGTCTTGACAGTGTCAAATCTTTTATGGAAGATTTGAAGACTGGAATTAATGATGTTTATAAGGATTTAGGTAATAGTACACTTACGTTAGAAGAACAACTAGCGACACTCAATACTAATATGGCGAGTACTTTGGGTCAAACCCAAAAAGCCATTGCTGGTTTAAGACAAGAAGCTGCGGTTGCATTTCCAACAATTGTTGGGTTAGGAGGTACATTTAAGGATGTTCAAGAAATCCAATTGGACATTGCAAAAGGACTAAATACTAATACTGTTACTTTAGGTGAAACTGTTAGTGGTCTTTTTGCTGGTGCCAAGGCGGTTGGTATGGCAAGTACTGATGTTGGTGAGATTGTTGTTGCGTTCCAAAATGCTGGTGTTCAGACTGAATATATTAAAGACAATATGCAGTCAACTGTTAACATCTCTCGTAGTATGGGTGTTAACACAAATGCCGTTTTTACATTGGTTAAACAAAACGTAGAAAAAGTTAATCAATTTGGATTTCAAAATGGTGTTGAAGGATTGTCAAGAATGGCAGCTCAAGCCGCTGCGATGCGTATTAATATGTCGGATATTTTTAATTTTGCCAGTAAA